AAGGAGAACTTAATAAAATAAAAACTAATTTAAATTAATTAGAAGAAAAAGGAATATTTGAAGTAGAGCACCAAAGAGATTTTGCCAAAAAAGGCAAAATGAAAAATTTACCTTATAATAGAAATTTAATTATGGCACCTCATAATAGAAAAGGTGGTTTTAAAAATACAGCAGAAAAGTTTATAGAACAAAATCCAACTAGTTCTAAAATACCTAATATTTTAAAAAAAGCAGAAGAATTAAAAATAACTTTACAGCCTGTAGTGCCTGAAGGAACTTTTAAAACTAAAGGTATTGGATATAAACAATTACCAGACCCAGTTCAAAAATTTGAAGAAGTTGGAAAAAAAATTAATCTTGATATTCGTTCAAACGTAAAAGGTGGAAAAATTGGACTTGCTACTACTCTTGCTACTTTAGCTGGCACAGGTCTTGCTTTAGCTGATGATAAACAAAATACTTTGCCAAAAGGATCACCTGGTCAAATAAATTTAGAAAAAGAAAACTCTGTCAGAGAAAATGCACCTGCTATAGCAGGTAGTGCTGCTCTTTTAGGTAGATATGGAAAACCTTTTTTAAAGAATGCTTTTAGAACTGTAGGTTCCCCTGTGGTTTCAGGGGGATTCGCTGTTAATGAAATGATGAGTGAAGATCCTAACATGGCCCTTGCAGGAGCAGAATTACTTTTACCAGAAATTTATAAACAAGCTGGAAACAAAATTCCAAAAGGATTCATTAATAATGTTTTAGGATTACAGGGTATAAAGACTTTAGTTGACAAATATCCAATGTTAAGAAAATTTAAACCTGTTGCAAATTTAATTGCAAAATCTCCTAGAGTTATGACTCCTATGGGTTTAACCTTAATAGCAAAAGATATTTATGATGAGTTTGACAAAACAATAGGCTTAGACCAAAGAGGTCCTTTAACAGAAGAAGAACTATTAGACATGAGAGAAAAAGAAACTTACATGGGTAGTATTGCAGATGCTTTTGATAAAGCTTATAAAGAAAACACTTCTTTGCCAGGTCAAGAAGGAATAAAAACTTTAAAAGAAAGTTTTGCTGTAGGAGGCCGTGTAGGTTTTGCAGACGGACCAGAAGATCCAAGCAAAAGAAAATTTATGAAAATAATGGGAGGTCTTGCATCCCTTCCTATTGTTGGAAGATTTTTTGATATTGGAACTCAAGCACCAAAAATAGCTGAAGTAGTTAAAAGAGGCGCTGATGGTATGCCTGATTTTATAATGGACCTTATTGCTAAAGTTAAATTAAAAGCTGAAACAATCGGAATGAAATATTTTACAGGTAAAAGTTCAGACGAATTTGCAGATGTTTATCAAGCAGATGATTTTGTTGTTACAGAACAAGGCAATAAAATAACAATTAGAAAAAGAAATGAAGACGGTGAGATGATAGAAAAAGACATGGAAATAGAATTAGAAAAGGACCCTGAGACCGGAGGCGTGACTTACAAAGAAGCAACAGCTAGACCTGATGGAGAGGGCAAGTTAAAAGACGTAGACGAATATATTGATGATATAGATTTAGAAGATATGAGAAGATATACTTATGACAAATAAATACCCTAAATGGCATCTTTTACCACCAAAAGCCGGTCCTACACCTCAAGGCTTGAATATTAATTACAATAATGTTAAAGTAGAAAAACTGGAGAAAATAAATGGCAGAAATAGACAAAGCGCTACCGAACGTAGACGAGACGATAGAAGTCTCTCAAGAAGAAATAGAACAATTACCTGAACCTCAAGAAGCTGGTCCAACTAATGTTGTAACCAACGAAGACGGTAGTGTAGATATAAACTTTGAAGAAAATCAAATGGCAGAAATGCCTCAAGACCATTTTGCAAACTTAGCAGATTTTATGGATGACTCTGCATTAGGTGAACTCGGTGCAGACCTAACAGAAAAATATCAAGATTATAAAAATTCAAGAAAAGATTGGGAACAAGCTTACGTAACAGGTTTAGACCTTTTAGGTTTTAAATATAATATGAGGAGTGAACCATTCCAAGGAGCAAGTGGTGCAACTCATCCAGTTTTAGCTGAAGCTGTTACACAGTTTCAAGCTTTAGCTTACAAAGAATTACTTCCTTCAAACGGACCAGTACGAACTCAGATTCTAGGTGCAACTACACCACAAAAAGAACAACAAGCTGAAAGAGTTAAAGAATTTATGAATTATCAACTAATGGATCAAATGAAAGAATACGAACCTGAGTTTGATTCCATGCTTTTTTATTTACCACTCGCAGGGTCTACATTTAAAAAAGTTTATTTTGATGACTTACTTGGAAGAGCGGTTTCTAAGTTTGTACCTGCAGACGATTTAGTTGTTCCGTATTCGGCTACCTCATTAGACGATGCGGAAGCAATCGTTCACGTAATTAAAACTTCTCAAAATGATTTAAGAAAACAACAAGTATCAGGATTTTACAGAGACATAGAAATTCCTGAACCAGGAGAAGAAGAAGCAAACGCTCTTGAAAGAAAAGAAAGAGAATTAGAAGGTCAACAAAAAACAAGAGACGAAAACATTCATACTCTTTTAGAATTTCACATGGATTTAGATTTAGAAAATTTTGAAGATAAAAATCCACAGACAGGAGAAGAAACAGGAATTAAATTACCATACATTGTAACTATAGAAGAAGGATCACAAGAAATTTTATCTATTAGAAGAAACTACGATCAAATGGATCCTTTAAAGAAAAAGAAACAATACTTTGTACATTTTAAATTTTTGCCAGGACTAGGTTTTTATGGTTTTGGTTTAATACATATGATAGGTGGACTATCAAGAACAGCTACTGCTGCACTAAGACAACTACTAGATGCAGGTACATTATCAAATTTACCTGCAGGATTTAAGCAACGAGGAATTAGAATTAGGGATGATGCACAATCAATTCAACCCGGAGAATTTAGAGATGTAGATGCTCCTGGAGGAAACATTAGAGATTCGTTTATGATGCTTCCATACAAAGAGCCTTCTCAAACTTTATTACAGCTTATGGGTGTCGTAGTACAAGCAGGGCAAAGATTTGCATCTATTGCCGACATGCAGGTAGGAGAGGGAAATCAGCAAGCCGCGGTGGGTACGACAGTCGCCTTGCTTGAAAGAGGAAGTCGAACAATGTCTGCAATTCATAAAAGAATCTATGCAGCATTAAAACAAGAATTTAAATTACTAGCAAAAGTATTTGCTACATATCTACCACCAGAATATCCTTATGATGTTGTAGGTGGTCAGAAACAAATCAAAGCTATGGACTTTGATGACAGAGTTGACATATTGCCAGTTGCTGATCCAAATATTTTCTCACAGGCTCAAAGAATATCTTTAGCGCAAACTGAATTACAACTGGCAATGTCTAATCCTCAAATACATAATACATATAATGTTTATAGAAACATGTATGAAGCATTAGGGGTAAAAGACATTGATAAAATATTGGTTGCACCACAACCACCGCAACCAAAAGATCCAGCATTAGAACACATTGATGCAATGGGATCAAAACCATTCCAAGCTTTCCCTGGACAAGATCATAGAGCACACATGGAAGCACACTTAGATTTTATGGCAACTAATTTAGCTAGAAATAATCCGATGATATTAGCTTCATTAGAAAAAAATATTTTTGAACATATTTCTTTAATGGCTCAAGAACAAACTGAAGTAGAATTTACACAAGAAATTCAACAAATTACTGCTATGCAACAAAATCCACAAGCGATGCAAGATCCACAAATGCAACAACAGATGAAACAGTTTACTGAAAAGTTTGAAGCTAGAAAAGCTGTGTTAATTGCAGACATGACAGGTGAATTTTTGAAAGAAGAAAAAGAAATAACAGATCAAATGGAAAATGATCCACTTACAAAAATAAAACAAAGAGAGTTAGACTTAAGAGCACAAGAAAATCAACGTAGAAAAGACTATGAAGAAGCTAGAATACAGATTGATAGAACAAAAGCAGTTATGAACCAAGCTAGTGACGATGAAAGACTTGCTCAAAACGAAAAATTAGCTAAATTAAGGGCTCAAACTTCTTTAGAAAAAACTTTATTACAAAATAGTTTAAAAAGAGACGACTAATGAGTAAATTAAACATTAAAAAAGCAATAAAAAAGCCAGGTGCATTAAGAAAATCACTTGGAATTAAAAAAGGCAAAAAAATTCCTGCATCTAAACTAAAAGCTGCAGCGAAAAAGAAAGGAAAGCTTGGACAAAGAGCTCGTTTTGCGATAACACTAAAAAAACTAAGAAAAAAATAAGGAGTTTTATGAAAAAAGAACCTAAAATTTCAAAATTTCTAGCAGCTGACTTAAATAAGGATGGTTATGCTAGAGGTGGTAAAGAAATTAAAGCTACTGACCCTTTTACATCTCAAACTGTTACAGTTAGAGGTACAAAAGCTATCAGAGCTGAAAAAAAACCTGTAAAAGCTACTTGGTATTAAATTATGTGGTTATCGGCAATTAAACTAGCCGTCTCTGCTGGTAGTAAAATTTATGCCAACAAGCAAAGGGCAAAAGTTGCGATGTCCGATGCACAGTTGTTACACGCAGAGCGTCAAGCGCGAGGCGAGGAAGCTTACCAAGGTAAACTTCTAGAAGCTAGACAAAACGACTACAAGGACGAATTCGTTTTATTAATTCTCTCGGCGCCCATCATTGTCCTGGCTTGGGGAGTCTTCAGTGACAATCCAGTCGCTATGGAGAAGGTAAAAATTTTCTTCGAGCATTTCGCAGCACTCCCGACATGGTTCAGTACCCTTTGGATCCTTGTCGTTGGATCAATTTTTGGTATAAAGGGAACACAAATATTTAAAAACGGAGGAAAAAAATGAGACAAAATGGAATAAGATCAGGTGTTAGATTTCCGTATGGAGAAGCAACTGGCATGAAAAAAGGTGGTTCTGCTAAAAAGAAAAAACAGGGCTACAAAGATAGAAAAGATGAGTCAATCGCTATGAGAGTTAAGAAAAAAAGAACTGCAAAACAATTAAAAGATTCTGCTAACGAATCATATGGTAAATTTGGTTCTAAAGCTAAAAAATCTGGAAAGATAAATAAATAATGCCCGGAATGAAAAGAATGATGATGATGAAGAAAGGTGGAAAAGCTAAAAAGAAAAGTAAATTTCCAGATCACTCAGGTGATGGTAAAATTACTAAAAAAGATATCTTAATGGCAAAAGGAATAATTCCTAAAAAGAAAAAAATGAAAAAGGGAAAAGCATAATGGCTAAACGTGGTTTGTACGCGAATATTCATGCGAAAAAAAAGAGAATTGCTGCCGGCAGTAAAGAAAAAATGAGAAAACCTGGAAGTAAAGGTGCTCCAACTGCTGCTAATTTTAAACGAGCAGCTAAGACGGCTAAAAAACCTAAAAAGAAAAAGTAATGGCCGAAAAAGCTATAAGAAAAACCACCACAGGTAAGGGTGCTAATTATAGAAAGACAAAATCCGGAGCTGGAATGACAGCAAAAGGTGTAAGAGCTTACAGGGCAGCAAACCCTGGAAGTAAATTAAAAACAGCCGTGACTGGTAAAGTGAAACCGGGATCAAAAGCTGCAAATCGACGTAAGTCGTACTGTGCAAGAAGCGCAGGCCAACTTAAAAGATCTTCAGCAAAAACTCGTAATGATCCTAATTCTCGTATCCGTCAGGCACGTAGAAGATGGAAATGTTAGATAGATTTATATTAAACATACTAGGAAAAATAGATGATGCTATTGCAAGAGTAGAAAACTCTGCAATTAAACTTGTTGAATGGTGTTGGCATTCAAGAGTAAATATATTACACAAAAAAAGGAGAAAGAAAAATGAGAAGATCAATACTAAACGCACTAAGAGCTAGATACGAAGCTGAAATAGCTGAAGCAGATGCAACAGCAAATATATACCTAGAAAATTCTGTAGGTATTGGTGAGCATCCTCAACACATAGAGGAAGTAAATAAACAAGTAGAAAAAATTGCTAATGCAAAAGAAAAACTTGGTGTTTTAGATGAACTTGAACCAGAGAAAGGAACACAACTATAATGGATGATTTAATTATAATAAACAAACTTCAAAGATTGTTAAAAACTAATTATGAAACCATAGGTGAAAACATAATGTCTGGCGGGGTTGACAACATGGAGAAATACAAGTATCTACTTGGACAAGCACATGCAACACAAATAATATTACAGGAAATCTCTAACCTGCTAAATAAGAAGGAGCAAAATGATGAGTCAGGAACAGTCGTCGAGTTCGGAAACACCGAAAGTAAAACTCGCACTTGAAGAAAAATATAAAGAACAAGATATAAAAGAACAGAACGAAAGAGTCGATCACACAAATGTTGAAAAGGTAGTTGACGATTTACCCACACCTTCAGGATGGAGGATGTTAGTTTTACCTTTTACCCCAAAAGAAAAAACAAAAGGCGGTTTATTAATTGCACAAGAAACTTTAGATAAGTTACGTATTGCAGTTAACTGCGGCTATGTTTTAAAAATGGGACCACTAGCTTATAAAGATGAAGAAAAATTTAAGACAGGTCCTTGGTGTAAAGAAAAAGATTGGGTTATCTTTGCAAGATATGCGGGATCGCGTCTACCTATTAAAGGTGGAGAAGTAAGAATTTTAAACGATGATGAAGTTTTAGGAACTATTTCAGATCCTGAATCAATTCTTCATTATATTTAAATAACATAGAAGGAGGAACACTATGCCAGAAACAAATAAAGACATGGTAGATATAGACACTTCTGGACCAGGAGCTGAAGTTGAATTAGAAAGCCCTAAGGTTGAAGAAGTTGAGTCTAAAGAACAAACAATAGAGGTTGAACAAGAACAACCTATAGAGAAAAAAGTTGAAAAGAAAGATGATGAGAAAGATGAATTAGAAGACTACAGCGATGGAGTCAAAAGAAGAATAAATAAACTAACTAAAAAAATGAGGGAAGCTGAAAGACAAAAAGAAGAAGCTATCGAATATGCAAGAACGATGAAAGACTCTTCTGATAAGTTAAAAAAACAGTACTCTAATTTAAGAACAGGTAGTTTAAGAGATAAAGAAGAAAAAATAAGTTCTTCTTTAAAAGCTGCTTATGCAACTTTATCTGCTGCAAGAGAAGCAAACGATTTAGCTTCTGAAGTACAAGCTCAAAAAGAAATAGCTAAACTTGGTTATGAAGAGGCTAGATTAACTGAGCAAAAAGAATACGTAGCACAGAACCCTATAAACCAAAGAGAGGTTAATATAGCTCCAAATAGAGCTGCGCCTTCTCAGGACCCTGATCCTAAAGCACAAGATTGGGCATCCAATAATAAATGGTTTGGCAAGGATACTGCTATGACTTATACGGCTTTTGATCTTCATACTAAATTAGTGGATGAAGAAGGGTATGACCCTCAATCTAATGAATATTATTCTGAGATTGACAAAAGAATAAGACTTGAATTCCCCCAAAAATTTGATACAAAAGAAGAAAGGGAATCGACAAAACCTACACAGACAGTTGCTTCGGCAAAAAGAAGTGTAAAATCAAGTCGCAAAAGCGTCAGACTCACACCGACGGAAGTAGCAATTGCTAAAAAATTAGGTGTGCCACTAGAAGAATATGCAAAACATAAAAACACGGAGGTATAGCATATGACAAAAGATGAAATAAATAAGACCCCTCGTGCCAGTCAGTCAAGGGTAAAACAAAAAAGACCTACGACATGGACTCCCCCATCTTCTTTAGATGCACCACCTGCGCCAGATGGTTATAAACATCGATGGATTAGAACGGAAGTTTTAGGATTTGATGATACTAAAAACATGGCAGGAAAAATTAGATCGGGTTATGAGTTAGTTAGATCTGACGAATATCCAGAATCAGATTTTCCAACTATGAACGAAGGAAAATACGCAGGAGTGATCGGAGTTGGTGGCCTTGTGCTAGCAAGGATACCGGAAGAGGTTGCAGCATCAAGAGCTGAGTACTTTAAAAGACAAACTCAGGATCGTAATGATGCTATTAATAACGACCTTATGAAGGAACAGCACCCAAGTATGCCAATCAATCAAGAGAGGCAGACTCGTGTAACTTTTGGTGGTACGAAGAAAAGTTAATTTTTTAACAATTCCTATCCATTAATTTAAATTAATAGTAATAAGGAGAAAAACTATGGCTAACACACAAACGGAAGGATTCGGATTAAGAATGACTGAAAGACTGGGAAATACTCCAGCTACTTCAGGTCAGTCTGCATATCCGATCAAGTCAAATCCAGGTGTAGGTATCTATAAAGGAAACCCTGTTTCATTCCAAGATAGTTCGGGAGATCAAGGTTACCTTCAAGATATGAGTTTTGCTACTACAGATGATACTGGTGCAGGTGGACAAACGTATAACAATACGACTCAACCTTTACTAGTAGGTGTATTCAATGGTATTTTTTATGTTGATAATACAACTAAAAAACCAAGATTCACTAATTTTGTAGATGCTGGAACGTTATTTGGAACTGACTATAATACAGGAAGTGCTGATGGCACAGGTTTTATTAATGATGACCCTTCACAGGAATACATTATAAAAACTGACGCTGCTGCACCAGTTTCCGACAACGGAAGCAATTTTAATGTAACTAGCTTCACTGCTACAGACAACAAAAGCGGTCAATCTACTGTTAAACTACATTGCACTGGTGGCGGAGCCGCTACTAAAATGTGGAAAATGGTTAGATCAGCTCAAGTTCCTGATAACAATGACAGATCAGCAGCTAATGTTGATATGATAGTTGCATATAACCCAGCTAGTAACATATACTTAAAATAGGAAGAATAGGAGAATAAATTATGGCTATATCAAGAGCACAACTAGTAAAAGAGCTAGAGCCAGGTTTGAATGCACTATTCGGCTTGGAATATAAAAACTACGACAATGAACACGCTGAGATTTTTGACATTGAATCTTCAGAAAGAGCCTTCGAAGAAGAAGTGATGCTTTCTGGATTTGGAAATGCACAAGTTAAAGCGGAAGGTCAAGGTGTATCGTTTGACGATGCTCAAGAGACTTTCACTGCAAGGTACACAAACGAAACAATCGCCCTTGCATTTGCTATTACAGAAGAAGCTATCGAAGATAACTTGTATGACAGACTTGCGTCTAGATATACAAAAGCGTTAGCAAGATCTATGGCAAACACTAAACAAGTTAAAGGTGCAAATGTATTAAATAATGCATTTGATCCAAACTTCCTTGGTGGTGACGGTAAAGAGCTTTGCGCAACTGATCACCCTACTTTAGCGGGAACATTCTCTAATGAGTTGAATGTATCTGCAGATCTTAACGAAACTTCACTAGAACAATCGTTAATTGATATTGCAGCTTTCACTGATGAGAGAGGTTTAAAAATTGCAGCAAGAGGGACTAAAATGATTATTCCATCTGCGCTTCAATTTACTGCTGAAAGACTAATGGAGTCTAAAGGTAGAACTGGAACAGCTGATAATGATATCAATGCAATCGTATCTAAAGGTATGATTCCTCAAGGTTATGTAGTAAACCACTACTTAACTGATGATGATGCATATTTCATTAAAACAGATGTTCCTAACGGTCTAAAAATGTTTAATAGATCACCTATCAAAACTTCAATGGAAGGTGATTTTGACACTGGAAACGTAAGATACAAAGCTAGAGAGAGATATTCTTTTGGATTCTCAGACCCTAGAGGTATTTTTGGTTCTACAGGAACACCGTAAGTCTTAATCGTAAAAATCTTAAAAGGGGCCTTTTATGGCCCCTTTTTTTATGTTAGAAAGGAAAATACAAATGAAAAAACTTATCATAAATATCTGGGCATATAATCATCACACTACATTCACTGTAGAAGCAGACGATAACTCAGAATCAGTCGAAAAAGCTATACTTGACAAACTAGGAGAAAAAAGTATAGTTTGGGAAAATCTTGGAAACTCTTATAGTGACCGGATAAATAGAATAACTTATGAGGAAGTTATAAAAGATGATAGACAACCATCTGAAGGAACTTTACACACAAAAGAAAGTTCTGGATCTCAAATGGGAGCAGGAGCATCTTAACCAGGGTAGATATACCTTAGACATGGTTAAAATAGACCATAAAGTTAAGGAGCTTATTAATCATATCAAAATGGCTGAAGCTAAAAAAGCTCATTTAGATAACAAGATTAACGAAGTTGCACCCCAAGTTTCTGTAGCTACTTAACAAAAAGCTACATTGTTGGAAAAAATCCACTCCACACTGTAGGCTCTCTTGCACTCTAGTTAAAAATAATGTATAAATATCTCACTATACATAAAATTGGATATCGACGCGTATAGTCGACGGCCTAGAGACGGTATTCAAATAACTAGGAGGAAAATAACATGGCAAACACAACGTTTTCAGGACCGGTCATTTCAAAAAATGGCTTTATAAATACAGGTCCTGGTATGACTGTTAGCTTAACAGCTGACACTTCACTAACAGTAAAATCTCATGCAGGAAGAATATTACTTTGCAATGATGCGGATGGAGTATTTACTCTACCAACTATCAATGTAAATGCTAATGGAAAGACTTCAGGAGAAACTGATTACAACAATCTAAATAATATCGGTGCAAGTTTTTATTTTTATGTAGAAACTTTAGCAACTGCTATTAAAATAACAACTGACGGAACAGACAAGTTTAAAGGCGCAGCAATGGTTGCAGTAGATGATGGAGCTAAAAAAGCTTTTATCCCTGGTGCTACTAATGATGCTATAGACTTAAATGGAACTACTAAAGGTGGTTTAGTTGGCAGCGTTATACAAGTTACTGCAATAGATACAAATTCGTATTTAGTGCATAACACATTACTATTAGGTTCAGGTACAATCGTAACACCTTTCGGTAATTAATAAGTTATAACGGGCTTTACTAGACTTTATAGATAAAATACTTTTATAACTTAGAGCTGGTAAGGTCCCAAATGGAAGCTCTATGAAAACAACATTTACAGGACCAGTCAGAGTCGGAAAAGGCAAAGTAAAAGGAGAACTTCGTTTAGGTGATGCGGATAATACGCATTACGTAGGCTTCGCGTCTCCCGCTACAGTTACGTCTAATCTTATATGGAATCTCCCTGCAACGGATGGATCGGCTAATCAGATATTAAAAACTGATGGCTCAGGAAATCTTGGGTGGGCAACTGATTCTGCATTATCTGTTGGTGGAACTAATGGACAGGTACAGTTTAATAACTCAGGTGCTTTAGGAGGCATTGCTGAGGGTACTAGCGGCCAGGTATTAACTTCCAACGGCTCTGGAACTTCAGCTACATTCCAAGATGCACCAGGAGCAGGTGGATCAGTTCATGAATGGGCTGCTGCACAAACTGCAGACTTTACAGCCACTATAGGAAAAGGGTTCCCTGTAAACACAACTTCAGGAGCGGTCATAGTAACATTACCGGCAAGTGCTGCTTTAGGTAATGAAGTAGCTATAATAGATTACGCTGGAACGGCTGCAACGAATAACATTACCGTTAATAGAAACGGTCATAAGATTCAAGGAGCTGCTTCTAATTTAGTTGTAAGTACAGATAGAGCTGGTTTTACGTTAGTTTATATAGATGCAACACAAGGATGGTTGTTGCGAGAAGTTTAAAAATTTG